CAGAAAAAGAAATTCTTTAATTTTATATTTGAGGAAGAATAAATGGGGAAAATTTTTAAACCCGAAGAATTTATTAAACTTGTTTTTACTTCTAACTTTTTTAAAGGGAAGTTATTAACAAGCGATATGGAGTTTAAAAAATTAGAATTACAATCTATATTAAAAGCAACGGGGCTTTCAAAACGTGAAGTTGATTTAACAATATATAAAGTTATTGACTTTTACAATAAAAAGATAAAAGATTTAAAGAAAGAAGGGGTAAAAGCATTTAAGAGTATGGCGATAAATGGCGAAGCCCTTTTGAAAAATAGATTGGAAGGGCTTGTGTTGTGGAATGAAGTGCAACAAATTAAAAAGGAAAACGAAGGCTTGTTTTATCGTTGGTTGCCCTCTTCTTCACGCATCCCCGACCCCGAACACCAATTATTATATGGAAAAATCTTCCCCGTTGGAAAAGGCGATAAAAACGGCAATATGCCTTCTGAAAGGTTTGGTTGTAAGTGCGGGATGGAGATTTTAACAGAAAAGGAAGCTAAAGAGATGAAAGGAAGGTTAAGAAATGGCATTTAGCGAAGAACAAGAAAGTCAGATTTTGGAAACAATAGGAAAAATGAATGAATTTTTTTCTAAAAAAGAAGAGCCAAAAGATGATAAAAGCGAAGAAGAAAAAGATTTATTGAAGGAAGCGAAAAAGAATTTAGAAACAAAGAGCAACCAAGACGAAGAGCAAACAAAAATGGAAAAAGCTTTACGTTTTGACATGTCAATTTCTAAATTTGCGGAAGATTTTAAAGATGTTTTGCCTTCATCAATAAAATCAATAATTGAAACCGCAAACGGAAAAACTTATGGTTCAGCCGTTGCAAAGGCGGACGAAATAAGAAAAGCAATTATTGATGCTTTTGTAGAGGTGCAGGCAAATGTTGACGGGTTG